CCCTCTGATGTACTTTCTATCTACAAAGGTTACGTAGACAACCCTGTTATTTCAAATGACTGGGAACAGAAGGTAATTACCTTTGAGGGGACTTCTGCGCTTGCAGACTTGGATATGATAAATAGTTATATAACCTCCCGAGATGGTATGGATCAAAAGTCCTTAACAGATACTTCATTTGATCAAATTTATGAGAATAGTGCTATTGAAGTCAAATGGGGTAAGATAGATCAATCAAATAGGGTGGAAAGCTAATGAATCCAGTAGCTAAATTTATTTTACAACTTGTAATTACGGTAGCCTCTGTTGCCTACCAGCAGTCTCAAATGCGAAAGATGCAGAGAGAGCAAGATAAACGCAGAGGGCAGCGAGTCACTGTTAGAGGTGAGGCTGAGTCTATCCCTGTTGTCTACGGAAAACAGATGGTTGGTGGTATTGAGGTAAAACACAAAGTGTCTCCTGATTACACTTATGTTTCAGAAAACCCAGGGGCTGTTGTTTTTGATGAAGATCTGGGTACTACAAATGTAACCGGAACTAAACATGAATTTTTGTGTGTTCAAACAGCAATTTGCCAGGATGGCATTGAAGGTGTTCAGTTTGTAAATATTGATGGAAAACCTTACAATCTTAAAGATGAAAAGTTTAAACATCGTATTGTTATAAATAACTCTGGTGGCGTTGCAGAAAATCTTGCAACCGCTAACGGAATACCCGCTACTAATACTTTTACAGGTTGTTCCTTCTCTACAGCTATTTACCGGCTTAATAGAGAAGAACCTCAGTATAACGGCATCCCCTTTACAGAATTCTTTGTTAAAGGCCGTAAGCTAAGAACAATACTAAATAACGCAGGAACCTACTCCCTAAGTGGAACCTATACTTATTCCAATAACCCTGCGCTATGTCTTTTAGATTACATGCTTAATCCAGACTTTGGCAAGGGTCTTAGCATATCCGATTTGGACTTAGAGTCTTTCTATAATGCAGCTAATGTTTGTGATACTACAGTACTAACAGGAGTGTCAGCCTTTGGTCATATTAACGGGTTTAAACCTGTATTAGATTTTGACACCTTTTCTGATTTCCCTGAACTAGGCGAGGAAGCATATCTTTACCAGTCAACAGACAATGGTAATCTTTATAGTTGGAGTAATTCAACTGGAAACTACTCCTCATACTCTACTTCAGCAAACGTAAGAAACGTACCGCTATATGAGTGTAATCTCACTATCGATACTAGTGCCAAAATTAGAGACAACATTGAGGCTATCCTTAGCACAATGGGGCTTGCAGAGCTTACTTGGACCTCTGAGGGTAAATACAAACTTCTTTTAGAATACCCTGCGAATGAAACCGAATTAGAGGCGCTCATAGATCCTACACATGAGTTTGATGATAATAGCATTATGCGGGACTCTATTGAGCTTAATTGGACTTCTTTAAGTGACCGCTTTAATCATGTAACAGTCAGATTCTTAAATGAGCATGAAGACTTTAAAGATGATTCTAGATCATGGCCCCCTAAAACAAGTTCAGTTTATTCAACCTATTTTAATGAAGACAATAGCCAACAACTAAGTACTGAAATTAATTTTGATGGTTGTAGTGACCCTTATCATGCCCTTGCAAAAGCAGAGCAAATGGTAAGGCAATCAAGAGAAATGTACACTATTTCTCTAAAGGTAAATAAACAAGGCCTAACCTTAGAGCCAGGAGACTTCTTTAGTGTTACACTCCTAGATCAGGGTTTATCAAATGAAATCTTTAGAGTTGAATCTATAGAAGTAAATGAGGATTTAACCGTTAGTGTTACTGGTTACAAATTTAGTTCTGAATTTTTGGCTTGGAATGTTGACGATAATGAGGCATACTCAACCCGCCCCGGAATTGACACTAAAATCCCCGGGCCAGCGCAAATTACAGCTACCGATACTGGATTTGTAAATGATGATGGTATATTTGTGTCAGCGGTTGAACTTAACTGGACTGCTTCTAATGATGCTTCTGTAAGAAGTTATGAGTTACAATATAAGGTTTCTACTGATACAACCTATAGTTCTTATCGTACAAGCCAACTAAGTCATGTTGTAAATGGTTTAAGAACGGGTACCCAGTACACCTTTAGAGTCCGTGCCATAAGTAATACAGGTCGCTTTAGTGAATTTGCCACTGTTACTCATACAGTTGGTGGTGATACTACAAACCCCGGAATCCCTTCAGGTCTTTCTGCTTCAGGGCATTTTAAATATATCGCCTTGGAATGGACTAACCCTGCAGATGCGGACTTAGCCTTTGTTGAAGTATACGAGAATACTGTTAATAGTACTTCAGGAGGTACACTTGTAGGAACTACTCGTGGTAATACTTTTAATCGCTCTAACCTCGGTCTTAATCAAGTAAGGTTCTATTATGTACAGGCTGTTGATAATACCGGAAACGTTTCTGGGTTTAGCCCTGTAGTAAGCGCTGTAACTACCTTTCTTGACGATCCTGACTTTGCTAATGGCATTTACAGCCTATTCACTTCTCAAGGGCTTTATGCAATTGAAGATGTAACAGGGCTACCTGCATCTGGAACTTTTACAGGCGAAAAAGTATTTAATAGAAACGATGGTAAGCTGTACCAATGGACAGGTTCTGCTTGGGAACAAATAGTAGGTGGGGCGGAAGATTTTTCAGATCTCACAGGTACTATTGCAGGGTCTCAAATTCCTACAGGGGCAATTACCGAAGCTAAGCTTGGGGCTAACTCTGTAACTTCAGGTAAGATTTCTGCCAATGCTGTTGGTGCAAACGAAATAGCAGCAAATGCAATTACTGCTTCTAAGATCTCTGCGGGAACTATTACTGGTGACAAAATAAGTGCTAACACTATTACAGGTGGTTTGCTTTCTACTTCTGGTATCATTACGAACTCTGCGCAAATTAACAATTCTGTTATTACTAACGCTAGTATCCAAAACCTTGCTGTTGAACGTGCAAAAATTGGCAACAACGCTGCAAATGAAGTTATTAGCTTTGATTTTACGAACTATAACGTTCCTTCAGGGGCGGCTGCATGGAATTCGTTTCAAGATAACTTTAATAGTTGGAATGACCCTAATACTGGGGCTTATTTTGACGTACCTTTTACTTTAGACCATGAAGGTAATTCAGGGACTAACGCAGATGTAATTGCTATTTGCTCTATAAGCACGGCAGGGACAGCAAGTGGTGACGAAATCTCGTATAGGGCGCTTCAAATCGGGTTCAACAATACATCCGTTGCGTCCGGATTCGACACAGATCAATGGAGAACTACTGGTGATTTAATCCTTGCTTCTAGAACTCTTGTCGCAACTCATACGTTCCCGTATTATTACAGTGGCTTAACTTATCGAGTCAAGATGGGAGCAACAGTTACACTCATGGGTCCAAGCACTCAGAACCTGCACGGCTTTAGTTTCAAAGGTTATATATGGATTAGATACAGATGATAAAACTTCTTAGACTCGGAAATTACAATCAGGTTTCTAGTGTAGTTACATACAACACCAGAACAGTTCCAGACATTGAGGATGCTATAGACATTACTGAAATTGAGATGCCTGAAGATGTAAAGAGGAATCCACAGAACTGGACTTTTGAAAACGGTGCGTTTCGAGAGTTTAACGAAGAGGAGAAAGGTGAAAGAGACTTTCCTTCTGAAGTTTACTGGCGTAACTTTAGAAATGAGAGAGTTGAACTGCTTGCTGCCTCTGACTGGACGCAGATTCCAGACGCACCTGTTGATAAGGAAGCCTGGGCCATATATCGTCAAGCGCTTCGGGATTTACCTCAAAATACAACAAATCCAAGAACCCCAGTGTGGCCTACGCCACCACAGTAAGGAGAAATATTTATGAGTTATAATTTAAGCCAGCGCTCTCTAGGTAAACTAGAGGGCGTTGACCCTAGTCTTGTAGCCGTTGTTAAACGAGCTATTGAACTAACTAAAGTAGACTTTGGTGTAGTCTATGGTATGCGTACCGTAGAAGAACAAGAAAAGCTTGTTGCTGCAGGTAAGTCTCAAACAATGAAATCAAAACACCTAGAAGGTCGTGCAGTAGATCTTATGGCCTATGTAGATGGTAAAGGATGTTGGGAACTCAACGTCTATGACGATCTTTGTGATGCCATGAAGGAAGCCGCCAAAGAACTAGGAGTAGCAATCAAGTGGGGTGCTGCTTGGTCAGAGGGTGATATCA